CTTCACCACCACGACGCGATGCTTGTCGAACACCATCGTGTACGGGTCTTTGGTCCGGAAGTTGATGCGCACCGAGTCGTACCCGAGCCGCCGCACAGCGTCCTCGAACTCTTCGTCCGCAAGCATGAACTCGTCTTCCCACCTGTGCATAGCGCTTAGGCCGGAGAACTCGAGCGGCTTGTCGCTGCGCACCATGACCTCGAGCCGCTCATTGGACCACTGCCGCGCAACGCCACCGCCTCCTCTTGCGTCGTCGGTCAGATAGATGGCCCTCCCATAGTTGCCGTCCGACAGGTTGAAGCCACCACTCTTGATGCCGGCCTCGCCGGCTTCGCTGGTGTAGTGGTAGAAGGTCCGGTCAGCATAGGCCGAACCTTGCGCCCATGCCTCTGCCTGGTCTGCTGTCATCTCAGGCTGCCAGATCGGCGGTGGCACGGCTTCTTCCACTGCCTGCTGCTCGCCTCCGATGCTCAGCACCTTCCCCTCCCATGGTGCGCACAGTTTACATGGCGATCCATGTGCACTGACAATCACTAGGTCTAGCCCGTTCGCGGTCAGCGTGTCGACGTGCCCGGCCACAGTTGCGTTCATCGTCCCGGCCCGCGTAGCCATCTCTGCATAGCTAGTAAGATCCCAGGACCGGCCGGCCTTGTCAACAAAGCCGGTGATGCCCTTGGCAGCGAAGCGATCTAGCACGTTCTGCGTGGCCTGGATGCGCGTCTGCGTGCCGAGCAGCACCTGGTTGACGCCGGCCTCGACAGCCTCGCGATACAGAGCCCGCGTCGTGACCAAGACACGCTGCGAAGTAGCCGCCAGCTTTTCCATTGTCTCCGCTGCGATCATCTCAACAGCATGGACACCGGGAAGGGGCTGAACGGGCCTCATGTCCTTTCCCAGGATCGGCTCCATATCCTTCACCGCCGCCAGCCCACCACGCTCATACGCCCGCGTCAGCGCCGTATCGACGCCGGTCCGGGCCTGCTTCTCGAGATCAGCTAACAGGCGCCGCGTCTGAGCCTCGTATGCTTGCAGAGAAGCCAGCTTCTGCTCTGCCCAGTACGGACCACTGATCCCCTTTTTCAGGTTCCGGGCGATTCGAGCAAGCATGACGCGCTCCGCCTCGGCGTACAGATCGGCGACCTCGCGGGCGAGCACCTCGGCTGTGGCGCGGGAGACGGACATTTAATTCACGCAAACGGCTCCGGCTCCGGCACGCTGCGTCCCGACTCCTTCAAGATCTTCTCGACCTCGGTGTCGATCTCGGCTTCGTCCCAGTCTGGGTGATTCATGGCGACCAGCGTCTTTGTCGACGCGGCCTCTGCGATGCGGAGTGACTGCGCAGTCTGTGCTAGGCGCAACGGGTCGGCCTGTGAAGATTCGGACCACTTGATCTTGACCGAGCCCTTGTAGTTACCGCCAAACACGATTCCGTCCAGCTCTAGCCACGTCGACAGTAACGGACCCAGAGCCTGCGACCAGTAGCGGCTCTTCTTGTCGCGTGTGCGTTCCGACTTGCGCTCCCGGCTGACGACCTCCGTTGCAGTCGCCATGCCCTCGACGCCACGTCCGAACGTGCCGGGGCTGTAGCCGGCCGCGTCGAGGATCTGGTCGATCAGGGCGTCGGCGGTATCGCGATGCTGGGCGACGCGTATCTCGAACTGGTGAGAGGTGATAGCGCGACCGTCCGGGTTGTCAGCCATCATCTTGAGACCCGTGTACACCTCTTTGTCCTCGTCCCAGCCGAGCCCCTGTCCCTTGCCCAGGTCCTCGAGGAACGAGGCCGGAACAATCAGCCGTGCCTTGCCAAGCCGGACGTCGCGCATCCAGCTCGTGTACGTCTCGTCCAGAGCGTCCATAAGAGCCTCAACACCGTCATAGTCGCTGCGACCTAGATTGGCCAGTGCGTCGACCTTGCGCCAGCGCCGCTGCGGGCGCATGTTAGCCACGTAAGCAGCGGTCAGCGACTTTACCCCGGTCGGCACTATCAACTCCATAGCGCCGGCAAGCTCGCCCTCAGACCCGGCCAAGTTCGCCGTCGACTCGTGCTGATTCAGAGCGATCCGAGTGCCCAACGTCTTGTCGTCACCTCTGTAGAGACCGTGGAGTATGGCCTCCTTCTCGTGACGCTCGAGATGCCGGATCACCTCCCGGTTGCCGTTTCCACTACTGTACTCGGTGAAGAACGTGACTGCCTCGAGAATCCCCCAGCGCCACTCCCCGTAGGCACAGTCGGCAGCCACGGCATCGACCATTACCCGTTCGGCGACTTCCCCATCCCAGACCAGGCGCATCCACCCGCCGCCGAGCGCAGCGCAGACCTCAGCGGCCTCGATCAGTTCGGCGTGGAAGTCATCATTATTCAGAACCTCGTCGATGCGCAGATCAGCCGGCGTCTTCGTCGTGGTCTTTCCAGCGGCCACCTGCGGCTGCGGTGCTTCGACGGTGTCGAGCAAGAACTGTGGTGGCTCGCTGAACAGCATGTCAGCCGAAGCCGTTGCGATGTCGGATGCCATAGGTACGTGCAGCCCGGCCTTGCGAGAACCCGAGGTCGATGTGCGGCCCCAGAACAATCGGGCAATCGTTGGTACGATCCCTCCCTGCCTGCTGGTCAACGGCTCAAAGGAACGCTCCTTTGTTCGCGTCACGTTCCCGGCCGCGCCGGCTTCTCCGTAGGCAGAGCGCAAGGCCTCGGCGTCACCCTTCAGCCAGGCGTCCCAAATCGCTTGCTGAGTGAAAGCGATCTCGTTGGGCTTTGGCGGCCATGCGCCGCCACCAGGCAGGCTCATGCAGCCGCCTCCTCTGTTTCAATGGGCAGGGTGATTGGAACAGTTGTTCCCCACAGTGACCGGGTAGATGCGATTCCGTAACGCAGAGCATCCACCTCGTCGTCGTCGGCCTTGATTGGCTTGTCCTCGCCACGAGCTGTCGCCTTGGGGTCCCAGGAATAAGAAGGCAGCCGGGCAATCAGCTCCTTGCAGCGGTCCGATACAATGAGCCGGTCCGCCGAAAGCAGCGAGGCCACGGTGCGAATACCTCCGAGCACGGCGTTGTTCGCGTCCACCACGTTAGCTATCCCATCTGTGAACATCTGCTTCTTGAACGAGGCCGCAGCCGGGTCGATGGCTACCCACTCCGGAGCACGGCTGCCGATCCACTTGCGATAGTCCCGCGAGTAACCGGAGTCCGTCATCGAGCCGGGTGCCCACTCGTCCACAACGACGATACGTGGCGTGGCCTCGGCGCTGACGCCAATGAGGTAGCCGCGTGTCGCATGAGTGGTGCCGTAGTCGATGCCAATGCCGACGAGACGCTGTATGTCGGGCAGCGCACTGACAACGTGGCGTTCTGGGTCCCACGTTTCGTACACGGCGCCCTCCGCGATGCACCACTCCCCAAGGATGTAGCGGCGATACCAAAGCCCGGAGTACGCGGCCTTGATGCGAGACACGTAGGCAGGTGGCAGGTTCGGGTTGTCCTCCAGCTTGAAAGAGATCCGTACTAGGTCGATGACACCGGCTGGGTCCTCCGGATCGCCGAGCTGGCGCACGTGCTCAGCGCCGTCCCTGTCTATCCACAGCCGCGCCCGGCTCAGCCAGTTCTTCATCAGCCAATGCGCCGGCGCCTCCGGGTTGCTGGTCAGGAACACCTGCGCGCCCTCAACAGAAAGCCGCGAGTACAGCATGTCAAAGTACGCCTCCGGCAGCGTCGAGGTCTCGTCGACGAGGGCGCCGGCTAGGGTGCGGCCCTGGATCTTTGTGACCGCTGCCTCATTGTCTGCACCGACTATCATACACTCCCGGCCAAGGATGTTGACCAGCCCCAGGCCACGATTCAACTTCACCCGCTTTGGACCTAGCATCTGCTGGAAAGGCAGCACGACGTTCGTGATGACTGTGCGCTCTGTGCGGCCGGTGATGAGCAATGGGCCAGCAGGGCCTCGGCGACAGTACTCCAGCCACTCGATAAGCGTGGTCCAGGTCTTGCTACTGCGTACCGAACCCTCTAGGGCGACAACACTGGCGTGGTGCCCGATAGCTTGCGCGGCCTTGCCAGTGAGGGGCTCGACAATCACGTCTTTGTTCCACGGACCGTCGCCAGCCACTCATCCACGGCCGGCAACCCCATGCCTCCATCGGTGTCGTGGCGAGCAATATCCAGGATGGATTGCACATTGAGACGAATCGCCTGCGTGAGCTTGAGTCGGTCTGCGTGTGGTGGGGACTTGAGCACGTGCTCGGCGTAGGTGTTCTCCTTGCCACCGAAACTGTAGACGATGCACTCAGCGTCCATCTCCTTGAGCAGGTCATCACACTTAGCAGCCAGGCGCTTTGCAAAGTCGGCGCGCCACTCGGCACTGTAGGCTTTGCGCATCTCGTGAGCACGCGCGAGCTTCATATTACCCGCGCCTTCTGGCCAGACATGCCCATGTGCCCGGGCAATCCTGCTGACCGTGTCTGAGCAACGTCCGACTTCTTTGGCGATCTCATTACAGCCCTTGCCCGTGGACAACAGGTCGATGATGTGCTGACGCTCTTCGTCTGAAAGTCTTGCCGGCATACGCTTACTGTACGCTCCGATCCTCTGAATAGGCAACTACAGGCTCGCCTGAGTCGCGCTGCCCGGCCTGGCCAGCGATCTGCTCCCTGAACTGCCTCGAGGCAGACTCGATACCGTTCGTTACCCCAGCGCTGTAAACGTCCGCCAGTTTACCAGCCCGCATCGCTCCACCAACCACCAGTCCAACCATCAAGCCCGCGCCGCCGGCTATGAGCACCGTAAGGATAATCGTCATGACTCTCCCCTATTCTCTTGGTATCCCGTAGGAATGTCTTCTCTCTTGGTATCTTGCAGCCTCATCCACCAGCCGCTGTTGACGCTCGCCGTGTGGAGTCTTCTCCGTGGACCAGCCATGCTCCCACACCGGTCCAAACACTCTCCGCTCGTGGCACCCGACGCACTCCGGCACCAACCTACTATCCAACCCACCGACCCGATACCTGCAGGCGTTCAGTTCCCGCCCGCAGCGATAACAGGTGAACGTCTCCGCGCATCGGCTGCGATCCTCACACGCACTACAAGCCGGAAGGTCACTCATCTTTGGCCTTCCCCTCCTTCTTGCGCAGCACATAGCACCAGCCGTGCAGTTCCGCGTCCCGGCAATGCCCACCTGCGCCGGCGCTCTTCAGCGCAACCCCGTGGGCCTTCAAGATCGCTGCTGTGGGCTTCTTGATGTTCGGCTGCTGGAAGACCAGACGGGTGCCGTACTTACCACACAGCCATTCGATGACTCCTATCACGCGGTTGGTACGTACCCCGTCCATCTTCCGGGTCGCCGCCCCACCCGGCATCGGCACCCAGCTCTCGCAGACGAACACGTTCACGTCCTGAAACCAGCAGCGCATCTCCACCAGCGCCAGCAACCGCTTAGGAGCATACTCCTCCGTCCCAGTGCACTCTCCGTGGACAAACGTAGCCGTCCCGCAGTGCGGTGATCCGGGGTCTATCGCCATTATCACTGTCATTATAGTATCCTTTCACCTATTTAGAGCGTGTAAACCCACGAAGGGGCGGTGAGGGGCGGATAACGCCATATTCTGTGAAGTCCCTCGCGCGTACACGGGTAAGAAAAGTTTAGCAGATTTGGCGTTATCCGCCCCTCCAGGCTCGATTCTACCGCCCCTTTATTTCTATAGTAGGCCACTTTTTGGCATTTCCTGCTCATCAGATCCCTCCAAGAGACTGCTCAACCGCGTCCGCGTCCGCCAGCCGGACCCCAGCCCAACCGCGCAGACTGCCGCTCTTGTAGGGCTCTAGACCCCTCGCACGGAGCCGAGTTCCCCAGTCCTTGGCGTTGACCGCATAGTGGACGTTGTAGGCTTTCCGCCAGGCGTCGTAGCTCTCCCGGAGAGCGGCATTGCTGGTGCGCACGCCCTCTTCTGCTATGCAGTATTCCTCCCACCAATCCCGCAGCGGGTCCATGCTGAAACGTACACTAGTAGTCTCCTCGACGACCGCCCGGGGGACGTCAATGCCGCGTTCACGCCACTGCATGAAGCCCTGCACGGTCCAGGCCAGCACTGCCTCGTGCTCAGCCTTGGACGTCTTTAGGCGCTTCTTTATCTCCGGGTCAGGGTGCGCCGGCGGATGCTTGAACGGGAACACCACAGCCCGCCGCCAGATCGCCTCGTCATCGTCCGGTAGACGGGGAATCTCGTTGGTGTGCAGCCATATCTTTGCCGTGGGGATCATGGTCTGGGCACGCATGTACTTCTGGCTGGCTGTTATCGGGTCGCCACCTGTGAATGCCTTTAGCAGCGCCGTAGCCATGGCGGTCTTGTGGGTGGCTTCGGCGGAGATCGCCATTCGCACCCCGTCTAGGTCCACTAGGTCGCCCCGGTTACCGCCCGGGTTGCCCTGCTCCAGCCAGGTCTCAGCGCTGACGCCGTTCTTCACGTAGTCGCCCAGGGCTGCACTCAGAGCGTCGCAAACGGTAGACTTCACGGACCGGGTAGGCCCGTGCATGATGAAAAAGACCTCCTCCTCCGTGGACGTGCTGACGCTGTACCCGCAGGCACGCTGGAATGCAGCCGCGAACTCCTCGTCTTGGCCTACGGCCTCGTACACTACCCGCTCCCACAGCCGGCTACGAGCATGTGGCAGGTAGGCCACACCGGTGTACCGCCGCAGCAGGTCCCGATGATCGTGCTTATGTAGGTGGCCTGTGAGCAGGTCAAGGGTGCCGTTTTTGCAGTTTAGGTGATACGGTCCCCGGTCGAACTGGCGTGGGTGTACCGCCACGCGTGGGTCGCTCTTTGCGCACTCCAGGGCATTGCGCCGAGAAGAGGCCGACATAGAGCGCAGAGCCCACACCCCGAGCTTCTTGGATTCCTCGGGGCTGCCGGTGCGCGCGGCCTCTGTGTAGATGGTCTGGAGAGCGCAGCGCATCCACTCCTGCACTTGCAGTACGTCGTCGGGTGACCAGCGCCGGCCGTCATAGGTGTACCATCTGTTCTCGATGTCACACCAGCGAACGCGCTCCCCGTACAACCGAATGAACCGAGCCGCGTTGCCGGTATCGCTGCAGCCCTCTGAAGGGGCCTCCTCTGCCCCTGCGGGCGACTCGGGGGTAGGTACAGCCCCGGCCGCCTCACGCTCCTTATTCTCCCTTTCTGTTTTACGGCGGGCCTCGGCGGCGATCTCGGCGTCCGGGTCCGCTGGCTCCAGGTCCTCCAGCGAGTGCCCAGCTGCTAGGTGGTCAGCGGTGTCCTTGCCGACCTTGGCGCGTACGCACGTGCAGGTGGCCGCGACCCCAGACAAGGCCCGGAGGATCTGCGCGGCGTGTGCGTAGCCCGGCCCGTCTCGGTCAGAGACCACGATAACGTGGGCACCGCTCAGCGCCGCACTGTACTCCGGGCGCCACTTTCCGGCGCCGGCCGGGCTGGTTGTTGCTAGGGCGCCCGCTCGCTCGACGGCGTGAACGTCTTTTTCACCTTCCACTACGTAGACGGTGCCGCCGGCCTTTGCGGCCGCGATGACTTGCGGTAACCGATACAGCACGCGGCGGACGTCCTTCAGGTTCCACACCCACTCTCCGTTGACGCGGCGGCGCTGCCGGAAGTCTTTAGGCTCAAAGCGCACAGCCTGAAACAGCAGAGCGCCGTTCTCGTCCACGTAGTCGTACTCCGCGACGATCTGCTTACGGAGCTTGCCGCTGTCGGCGAAGAGGTCGGTGACCTGCATCTGTAGAGCGGCGCAGATCGCCTCCAACGTGCAGCCGGCGTGGCAATGGAGCAGCACCCGGCCGTCGTCGCCGGTGCTAATACTCAGTGAGGCGCGGTGGTCCTCGTGGGCTGGGCAGCGAGCGACGTGTCCGCTGCCGTTCTTTTTCACGCCCTGCAGTCGCTCCAGGACGAGATCCAATGGTGAGGTCATGTGCACCTCATTCGGCGGCCTCCCAGTGGTTGCAGGAGTAGCCGGGATACTCGTTCTCGAACTCCATGCGGCAACGGGTGTGGCGCTTGCACCCCTCACACCGCCGCGCCTTCAGCGCCTCCAGTTCGGCGATGGCATCGAGGGCGAGACACTTCACCCACGCAACCGAAAGGCGGTGGGAGTCGGGCACGTTCACGTAGTGCTTGAAGTCATCGACGGCGCTCATTCAGCGGCCTCCCTCGGCGTCCAGCGGTTGCAGGCGAAGTCGTGGTCCGGCAGCTCTGGAACGTCGCACTCCTCTGCAACCCCTTCGGCGCAGTAGTTGTGCCCGTGCCAGTGCTTGCACCCCCCGCACCGCCGCGCCTTCAGCGCCTCAAGTTCGGCCTCGGCCTGCGCCCTGAGCTTGAACTGCGTGTCGGCGTCGGCCTGCGTGCTGTCCAATGCCTCGATTAGCTCGTGTTCACGCTGGCTGCGCGTGTTGCCGAGTTGTTGAGACTGGCTAACAACGATGCGGTTCACCCGCTCCAGTTCGGCGCAGACATCACACAGGCCGGGATGCTCACTCGACCGGACTTGGTTAGTAACCCTGCCGCATCCCTCGCACCATGGGCCGCTGCCAAGGTGTTCAACGGTGAGGTCGCGCAGCTCGGCCTCGGCACGCTTGGCGCGATTCCTCCAACTCGGCATCCCCCGCGTAACCCACTCCTCGTCCACCTCTCGCTCCAACTGCTCTACGCGGGCCTCGGCCTGCTGTGCCCGCTTCACCTCGGCGGCGAGGGCGGCTTCCAGTGCGGCGATGTAGATGGCTGCCGCAGTTCTCAACTCACTGGCGTAGACCTCGTTGTCGTCGGCGTCGAGCCAGTGTTGGCGCTTCTTGCCGAGGCTCATCACGTCCCCCTCTCGGCAACCCGCAGGCACTTCCTACAGACTGGCGTCTTGCGTGTGTCGCTCTTGATGCTCATCCATGTGGTTGGTGCCCCGCAGCAGGTCAGGCGACGTGGCGGGGCAAGCGCCGTGCTCACCCGGTACACGTCACTGAGGATGTGCCAGACGCCGCCGCGCTCCAGTTTGACGTAGGTGTGCTGATCCATCACGTCCCCCTCTCGGCGCTGGCGCGGAGGTCGGCCAGCCACTCGTTGGGCCTGTTCTTGTAGAGCGGTGTTGATGCTCGCTTGGCGAACATTCCAGCGGCCCGTTCCAGCATCTCGTCCCGCAACTCCAGCGCCTCCAGCAACTCTTCGATGGCGCCGTCGGCATGGTCTATGATGAAGAACGCGATGCCAGCTTGATGATTGAGTTCCCGCCGGTTCGCGCTGCGGTCATAGTCGGATGTGGCTTCTGTGTACTCCCGCACCGCCTCGAACTCCAGCGGCAGGGCGTTGATGCGGGTGGTGAGGTCAGTCATCTTCCATCTCCCAGCCAGCGTGGATAGTCGTCGTCGCGGAGCCAGCGCAGGATGCGGTGGAGTAGGTCAGTCATCTTCGCACCTCCGCTCGCTGAAGTCTTGCGGCTCGTCTTCGCGGGGGTCGTACTCGGGCTCTGGTGGTTGCAGTGCCGGATCGTCCTCGCCGTAGTTGCCGGTGATATGGCGATCTAGGTCAGCCTCCATGCGAATGTCGTTCATGAATGTCATGCGGGTTCTCCTATGCTCCGATGTTCCAGAAGCAGATCGGCTCTCGCAGCCGAAATCCGTTGAACTGCAACCATTCCCAGGCTTTGAGATCGTAGCTAGGGTGCGCAGGAAACGGACAGGTCCCACACGTGCTGGGCTCGTAGTAATCACCCGACTTGTGCAAACGGTAAGGAGCATAGGCCCGGCCGGCCGCGTTGCGCTCTACGCGCGACGTTATCCGAGCTGGGTCCATGCCTGCCGTGATCCCCCATACGTCCACGTCCCATCCCTCAGCGGCGAGCAGGATGCCGCTGAGGATAGTCCCGGTGCCGACGCTGACGACGATAGTCCCCAGCGCGTACTCCTTCAGGAGCGCAGAGGCCTCTTTTTCGGCACCTTCGACGGCCTCGGGTACAACAAGGCCAAGGGGGAGCATCTGCCCGCCGTAGGCCTCACAGTGCTTCTTCGCCTGCGAGTACAGCACGGCGGTACTTCCGCCCTTGAGTCCGTGCAGGTGCGCACCCAGGTCCTTTGCCCGTTGCTGGTACTCCTGCGGGACGCCCTCGTCTGCCTTCAGTGCCGGGTAGTACACGTGGCACTCGATGCCCAGTTCTCGGCAGACGTAGGCGGTGCCCCATCCCGCCTTGCTGACTCGCGTATCGAACACGCCGACGAACCCGTCCGGACGATGTGCCTCTAGGTGCGCCCGCACTCCCCTTAGCTTGGCCAGTGGCGGCGCCGGCGGAGGCGCGTACAGGTCGTCACGCGCCACCAGGATCTCCTGGCTGTAGCAGCGGTGGTATTCCATGCAGATGGTCATGCTTCCTCCTCAGGGCTCAAGTACCCCAGCCACTCGGCCCAGGTACAGGAACGCCGCTGCCATTGTCTGAGGCACCTGTCCGTTACCGAGTGCTCGCAGTCGGTCCACCCGCGAGGCCACCCCATGAGCCACTCGACCCACGTAGGGTTCAAGCTCCCACTCGTCCCGCTCGCAGCCTGCGCCTGCCCCGTCAGCAGTAGTTCGTTCGTCCGATCCCCGCCCCGGCTCGTCTGCCCCCCGTCCGCGCACGCCTTGGACGGGGTCTGCCACTCCTGCCGATTCAGCACCTGCCTCCCCAGCAGCGCGTTCTCCGGCACGTTCTCCATCGTCCCGCAGTCCTTGTGGTCTCGCGCCGTCGGCGTGCCCCACGTCTGCGGGGTCGATGCGCCACGGGCTATCGCCGTCGCCAAGTCGTCCCCGCCGCTCCCAGGCCGGCTCGCTCTCGCGAAGTCCGGGCCGCTCGGGCTGCCCTTCGGCGTCGGATACGTCCGCTCCTCCACCTGATACTTCACCGCGTCCTGCAAGTACGTCGAGCGCAGCGTCCCGCCCTGCTGCTCCCGCCGCTCTTCCCCCTGCGCGGGCGTGCATTCCCGCGTCGTAGCCGTGGCGGACGGCCAGTATCCACAGTCGCTTCCTTCGATGCGGGGCACCGACATCGTCTGCTCCCAGCACGCACCATTCCGCATCGAACCCCTGCGAGGCCAAGTCTCCGAGAACGGTTCCGAAGTATCCCGAGCTGAGAAGTCCAGGCACGTTCTCGAAGAATCCCAGCGGCGCTCCTGATTCGACCAGTACGCGAACGGCGTGTGGCCACATGTTGCGCGGGTCATCCTCGCCGAGCCGCTTCCCGGCCTGTGAAAACGGCTGGCAGGGAAAGCCTCCGGTGACGATGTCGCACGATCCGGGGACGGGGTGGAAGTCGCGGACATCGGAATGCAGAGGCGCAGCTGGGAACCTGATTCCGAGCACTCGCTGGCAGAAGGCATCATGCTCGACGAGCCAGACGGGTTTCCATCCGAGGATGAGACCTCCGAGGAGGCCACCCCCAGTTCCACTGAAGAGCGATCCTTCTCGCACGTCACTGCCCCTCCTCCAGCGCCAGGAACTCCTCCATGGTCAGCTGCTGATTCTTCTTGGAGTACTTCTCGCTGAGGATGGCATGATAATCATCCACAGCCTTGCCGAAGTTCTGGGCCCATTGCATGGTATCGGCCTGCTTATGGTTGAGAAAGCAGCTGCCGACGTTGTTGCTAGGGCGCCAGATTTTTTCGCGAGGTTCTGGCTCGGAACCGCTCGGCACAGTGTCAAAGAAGGTTGTGTTGTACTTCAGCCACTTGTCAAAGGCTGGGCCAATTGTGTCGATCCCGCAGCAGCAACGGCTCTGCGTGAGATGGTGCAGATCGTTGTCTCCCGAACCTACTGGGACATCGGCAACTTCCTTTATTCGCTCCACGTTCTGCGCCTTGATGCTGGTGCGCATCTCAGCGCTGCGACTGACCATGACGTACAGCCCTTTCCACTCCGGCTCCATCAGGTCCACGAGCACGGCACGCTGCTTCTTGTTGTCCATCGGGAGCTTGAGGTGTTCCACCGTGATATAGTCGACGATTCCCCGAGTGGCCTCTACGAGTTTGACAGCTTCATTGATGTCGATCAGTGGCTGGATGCGGAGACCAACCCAGAAGCCACGGCCTTTCAACTCAACCATGAAGGCGATGCGGTCTGCCGGACTTGGAGTGCCTGTTTCCCACTTCTTTATCCAATCAGCATCCACACCTATCAGGCTCACCTGGAAGGCATGGCGCTCCGGGTTGAGCAGCTCCCAATGCTCCGGGAGCAGTCTATCAGTCTTGCTGCTGATCAAGATGGGGTGCTTGTAGGCTTCGGTCATCCGCAGAAGCTCGACAGTCTTTTTCTCTTTCCATTCTCGTTTCTGGAACGGATCTGACATCCCGCCTAGATGCAGCGGCACGCCTCGGCGCAGGCACTCGGCAACGACGTCTTTGGTATCGTCTTTGCTGTACGCTTTGCGCAGCGCCAGTTCCAGTTGGTGTAGGTTTGCTGGTCCAGCAGCCTTCTCGAACATTCCGGATTCCGGGCCAGTACGAGCGTTGGCGAAACAATACTTGCAGCCAAAGGAACAGCCCCGGTAGGTGTCGGCGCGCAGCGGGTTCCCGCAGAATCTGAACTGTGAGGTAAGACTCACCGGCGAAGCGTACTCGCCCGGTGAACTTCCAGCGCTGAGTGCCTCCGGCTCCGGCTCCGGCTCCGGCTCCGGCTCCGGCTCCTCCGGCGTGATGATCTCTCCGAAGAGATTGAAGTTCTCGGTGCTCGTTGTGTCCATGGCCGGCACCGTCAGAACGGGATGTCGGAGTCAGTCTTCTTCTCCGGCTCCGGAGCCAGGTCGCCCTTGTAGGGCGCCAGGGCAGTGACCTTGTTCTTGGGCTCGCCGGTCTGCTCGTTGGTGCCGATCTCGACCGTGATAGTCACGGGCACGGCACAGGCCTGCTCCTCGGTGGCATCCAGGGAAAGCCCCAGCGCTGAGTAGCGCTGCTTGGTCCGCCACATTCCCTTCACGGTGAGGCCTGTCCAGTCCCAGATCTCTTCTCCGGCGCCGGACTGTCCCGGAGTTACCCGGAACTTCCATACCAGGCTGTTGCCGGCCTTCCACTTCTCCACGGCGTAGATACGCGCCGTGTACTCGCCTTCCGGGAGCAGGCCCTTTTCCGTGGCCTTCTCCGCGCTCTCTTGCTCGTTGGGGTCCAGAATACTCATGTGCGGGTTCTCCTGTTGACTAGAGAGGGGGACCGGCACGGCGCCGGTCCCCCACAGCTTGAATCGGATCAGAGCATCTCGTCCTGCGGAACGGCGGCCGGCGTGGGCTCGGCGGGCTCCGGCTCGGCGGGCTTCTCCGGCTCCTTGACCTCGCCCGTGGTGGCGTCGACGTTCGGTGCCTTGGCGTCGTCGGTCTTCACGAGGGTCTGGGTGATCATGCGGCGCCCCAGCCGGGCCTGGAACTTCATCTGCTTGTCCAGCTCGGGTGAGCCCTTTACGCGGATGCACTGCCCGCTGTCGCTCAGGCCGCTCTCGTCCTTGACCGGGTGGAGCGTGACGCGGTGCCCGGCCCACTCCTCGCTGTCGTCGCCGAACATGGCGCGCAGGCAGACGGCGTTGGTCTTGTTCATGATGAACTTCTTGTCCGTCTCCTTGAACTCAACGACGACGGCGGGCTCTTCCCCGCCGCTGCCGTCAGAGATGGGCTTGCGCTCGACGGACTTGAGCGTTAGCGTCACGGGCTGGTCGTTGAACTCCCCGGCCTTGATGTACTCTCCGGGGTAGAGCTGGTCGATGGTAGCCATGGGTATGTTCTCCTTGTGGTTCCGGTTGGGGTTCAGTCGATGAACCGAATATCACCGTCGAACAGATCGCCGACGGGCAGCGCATACACAGGGAAGTCGAGCGGGCGCCGGCCGCCGTAGCGCCCGGGCCAAGAATGGTTCCGGCGGCAGGCCTTGAGCCGGATGAGCAGGTCGCGCGCCAGCTGCTCGCCAGCGTCCAGCACCTCTTGGGTCAGGTCGAACACCTGGACGTCGTGCGGAGGCTTCTGCTCCACCGCGATGATGCTCGTCTCGAGCGGTGCAACGCCGTAGAGAGCCTCCAGGCCCATGGCGGCGAATGCCATCTTGCCGTGGTACAGCATGCTTGCGGCGAGTCGACCGAACGTCCGCTCGTCCACGCTGCCGGTGCTCTTCAGGTCACTGAGCTTCCAGGGAATGATCTTCCCGTTGCGGCTCTCGCGACTGAAACGCACAACGTCCGGGCGTGCCTTGCAGCGCACGTGCGTCAAGGGGTCGAGCCAGCGATAGCTGACCTCCCTCCGAGATCCCCGCAGGATCGCCCGGGCCTCGCGACCTTGCGAGCCCGTGAGCACCGCTGCCGCTGCACCCATGACCTGATCCCACTCGTCGGGCTTGAGGTCGGTGACGCCGGGGTGCTCGGCTTGCCACTCGTGGTGAGCCTTGGTGCCGCGCCGGCCTTCGAACATGGCGTACTCAGCGTCGAACTTCTCCGGCTCGAGCACGGCGCAATGGATAGCCGAGCCGAGGTTCATTGTGGCGGTCGGTGGCCTCGGGTTCCTCTGGCGCTCACGGAACTCCAAGGGGCTGGTCGCCATGTCGCTCAGCGAACTCCAGCTTATCCCAGGCCAGGTACGGTAACGGTCAAAGGGGACTATAGCGCTCATCGCTTGCCCCCTCGGGAGGACTGGGTAGAATAACGGTACATGCGGACCTCGCTTCCGTCTGTCACGTCCCGGGGCGCTCACACGTCGCCGGGACTTTTCTGTTGGGGCTTTAGAGCTTACGCTTTAGCACGGTGGTAAACAAGGGCCTCCTTTCCTCACAGCATCCTCGCAAACTCCACAGCGGTCAGCGCCGCGTTCTGTTCCCGGCTCTTCTCGTTGCGCCGAGCGATGATGTTCTGGTCGAGGCTTTCCTCCGTGACGACATGAATAGCCGTCACCGGGCTCTCCTGGCCGATCCGGAGCAAGCGTAGCGGTGCCTGCTCATTCTTGTGCGGGCGGTAGCTCTCCTCGAGCATGATGCAGGTGCAGCTACGCGTCAGCGTTACGCCTTCGGCGAGGCAGTCGATGGTACCCACCAGCAGGTCGATACCGCCCCGCTGGAACAGCGCCACGTTAGCGTCGCGGTCGGACTGTTGCATCCCTCCCATGATGAGGCCACCTCGTCGCCCCAGCTTCTTCGCCAGCTCGACGACGCTCAGCGCAGTATCCCGGAAGTACGTGAACACGACCAGCGGAGCCTCCGAGCGTTCCTCGACTAGCTCCTTCAGGGCGTCGAGCTTGCAGCTGCCCTCGAGTCCCGGAACGCCCGTGAGCGTACCCAGGCCCGTGGTGGCCTGCCAGAGCTTGATGTGTAGGCCACCGTCGCTGAATGCCATGACCTCCTCGCCGGCCTCCTCTACCCAGGTGCAGTAGTCACGCTTTAGGTCTGTGTACGCCTTGCGCTGCTTGGTGCCCATAGGCACAGTTATCCACTGCTCCGTGAGCGGCGGCAGGTCTTTCAGAACGTCCTCCCTTCGGCGGCGGAGCATCAACCTGTCTAGGTCATTGCCAGTTGCGAACTCCTCCCAGGTGATGCCCGGCAGCAGGCCCGTTATCTCTCTGAAGTTCGGCGGACCGTATGGCGGCGACCACCACCTGAACCACGTCTCTATGAAGCGCCAGTAGCTGGTGTAGCGCCGATCGTTCCGGGCATGGAGCAGCCGCAAAGTCATGTGCAACTCGTGAGCCCAGTTCGGAATCGGCGTGCCGGTCACCAGGTACAACCGCTCCGTCTGCCAGGCCAGTTGCAGCGCTGCCTGCGTCCACTTCGCCTGTCGGTTCTTGAGGTAGTGCGACTCATCAAAGACGACCGTGCCCCAGCGCCGGGCGTACTCGTCCCGGACGCGCGGCAAGGTCTTGCGGCCGGCGCGCTGGCACAGACTGCTGTACGACACCCACGTGAAGTCCAGGCCCGGGCGCCACTTCTCCACCTCCGATTCCCAGACCCCGCGCAGCATCGCCGGCGCCACTACCAGCACTGGCTCCACGGCTGCCAGCAGCACCTGAGCCGTCTTACCTAGCCCCGGATCGTCAGCGAGGAGTGCGCGCGGCGTCTTCCGCAGCCACTCGACGCCTTCGGCTTGGTGCGGGTACAGCTCAGGCATGGCGCCTCCCCGGGAACGGCTCGTACACGGTCCCGTTCTCCTCGGCTTGGGCGTAGTGTTCTTGCGCCATACGCTCCGTCAGGTCCAGGTGAGTATCGGGCAGGCAGACTCCGGCCTCGACGATGCAGCAGCTGTAGATCTCTCGCACGGCGTCGTAGTGAAGACGCACCACGGCTCGCCTGTTGGTCGTCATCGGGTACTGGCACAGGATCTCGGGCGTCATGGCTTCTCCTGCTGCTGCTGTTCCATCCACGCGTCCAGCATACTGGCCTTGACGCGCCAGTGACCACGGCTGCCGGACGTCTTGCGGGCGCCGGGCACGCTCGGCATCTTCACCTGCATCAGCTCCACGCTAACACCCAGGTGCGCTGCGGCCTCCTGGACGTTTAGCCAGCGTTCTTGTTGGTTCGTCATGAATCCTCCCCGGGAATGTAGCTCTCCATCGTGAAAGAAGTGCGCTTGATGGCGTTGGTAAAGCCGCGCGCGACATGCTCCCGGGCGACCACAGGCTTCTTCATTCCGAGTTTTCCGGTGCGAGCCAGACGCAGAGAACTCTCGAGCTTCTCGCACTCTTCTGGAGAGAGCAAGATAAACCCGCTCCAGTTGCGGCCGTTCTCCCAGTACTGGGTCGCATGGAAGGCGATGATTCGGTTGTCTTCGCTCATGCTCCTACCTCCATCGCGTCGGGGACAATCGCGACGATCTCGTGGTCCGGGTGCTTGCGCAGGATACGCTCCGCCTTGTCTCGGGTCCGGCTCTCGTAGCGGCCGTCCGGGAAGCGCACAACGCACCACGTGATGCCGTCGGCGGCATGGCGGCGCTCGCACTGGCGCCGGCGGGATTCGAACTTGCCGAAGTCGCTCATGACGTCCCCATCAGTGCGGACCAGACGATGAGCAGCCCAAACATCGCGGCAACCCACACCGCCCAGCCGATCACGCGCCACATGGCGCGACGGTTACGCGCCCGGCGATTCCAGCGGCGCGTGTATTGCGTGGTCATTGCTCCTCCTCCTCGGCTTCGTCTACCCAGTCCATTGTGATGCTGAGCAGGTGATTGTAGTCGCCGCTCTGGCAGGAAACGTTGTACTCGCTGATGGCCTCCGGTGGGTAGCCGGCGTGGCGCAGAGCTCGGTTTACCCGTCCCATGATCGCGAAGGCGTTGCCGTCTCTGCCGACCAGCTGGCAGCATGGCTTTGGCAGATTGTACTTCTCGGATGGAGTCTGCTGTTCGCTCATCGCTTCACTACCTCCAGGACTGCCTTCGAGTCCACCAGGAAGTCCTTTGTCTTGGCTGCGCAGTCGGGCTCCAGAACGATGCGCCAGTTGGGCGCCTTCTTGGTGACTGACTGCACCGGGTACAGATCTCCGCGCTGCCCGCGATACCACTTGCGGGCCTTCAGGGTGCGGGCCTTGCTGCACGTGATGCGCCGCATCAGAGTGCCGGGCGCCAGCGTCACGACTTCTTCGCTGCCCGGGCGTTCCGACGCCGCTCGTTGCGGGCGTCCTTCTGGGCGCGAGTCAGAGCTGGGCGCTTCTTCTGTTTGGGCTGCTCCTGCCCTCTCGGGGCTGCTGTTGGCGTTGCCGGATCGAAAGGGGCGGGCTCTACCTCCGCGTCCTTTTTCTGCTTATTCGCCAGATTCTTGTTGGCCAGCGCCAGGGCGTAGGCGGTGACGCCGATGTCCTTCTCGCTGCGCCGGATGGCCTTGATCCCCGTCATGGGCATCTCCGGGTGCGCGGTGCGGAACTTGCTACACTCCGTGCACCAACTGGAGTGGCCATCCTTCTTTTGCGAGTCCTTGTGGAACGCGCTCATGGGCTGCTCTACCTGGCAGATTGAGCAGGGCTTGCTGGTGGTAGCTTCCGTCATGACTCCTCCTCCGTGGTGGGTAGTACCGGGTTGTAGATCGCTGAGGCAGCGCGGGCGCCGGCCGGATCGCAGTACGGGCATGGCATCTCGCGTCCCTCGTAGTGGATCTTCTGCGTGTCTCCGCAGGCTGAGCACTCTTCTGCCATCGGGCCGGAGTCGTTGCCGCCGCGTGTGCCTGCTACAACGCATGCGAGACGAGCGTCTTGCATCTTGATCGCGTTCTCAAGCTGGCCACGGATACCGTCGTCATTCGCGGGAGTGTGAAGGAAGTGGTACCGGGTGCGGTTGACGTCAGCGTCCTCGACCTCGACCAGACCGACCTCGACCAGATGTGCGACTGCCCCACCGACGGCCTCCGGGATGACCTTGAGATCCTCGGCGATGTCGTTGCCTTCGATGTCGGAGAATCCGGCTTCGTACAGCCGGGCGTTGATGGCGTCGTAGACCCTGCGGGAGAACTCGGGGAGTGCTGCTCTGGCGATGATTGTCTCGGTCAAGTTCATGGTGCCCTCCGGCCCGTTGGTTGCTGTACCCCTATTATCGGCCTATATCACAAGAAGTAAACCCCCAAATACCGTCTTTCACCCTATCAAACCGTAAATCGCTGTAGACTGCCGTAGAGGCCCCTTTTCGGCACGCGACCCCCGTAGTGGTATACTTACACCTCTTCCGCGCAGCAGGGCATTCGCCTGGTAATCGCCACTTTCTGCGAGGGCACGAAAAGAGCCACCCGGCTATGGAACGTGGGGGGAAGCCGGGTGGCTCGGTGGCCGGGGAGGTTGCCGGCCGGGTTCTACTCCTTCAGGACCGTGGTGTCGGCGGCTACTGCCTTGGCTTCGGCGGTGGGCTTCACATACGAATGATAGAACGCTTTGCCGACCAGGTAGACGCTGACGCAGTACGCATACAGGTCCGTTGCGCTAAGGTCGCCCCATGCCTTGAATAAGCCGAGCACGTCGCCGGCCAGCCACGAACTTGCGGCTGCGAACACGGCCGTGATCGCCAGACTCACCCACCAGGTGAGGCGCCCGCTCCATCCGGTTTTCTTGACCCACTGCACCATGTAGACGGCCAGGAACGCCGTGATGACGATGCACACGAAGGTCAGGACTTCAGTCCACTCCATCAGATCCTCCTTGCTGTTGACGACACATCAGAACGCCCTACATCCAGCCCACGGCAGCCACCCGTTCCCGTACTGGCGCAGCGACGGGAGGTACTTGTGCTTGAAGGCGTACATGAGATTGAAGAACGGGTCGGCCCAGTGCCGCGGCGCCGGCTTGCACTGCATGAGTCCACCAGCCGTCTTGGTCGGACTCCCGTCGCCGGCGCCCTTCGGCAGCACGTAGCCGCCACAGAGAACACGAGGGTTGCCGCCGGATTCGTAGCGGATAATGCGCACGACGGTGTTGACGCACTTCGCAGGCCAGATCCACCTCACGAGCGGTCGCCAGCGTTCCCAGCCGGAGCCGCCCGGATGCTTCATCCGCTTGACCAGCGCATTCGTCCGACTCTGGTAGGTGCGAACGCCGCCCGGCCTGACCGTGTGCTTCCACGCCTTGCCCGCCTGCGTCCAGGTCGCCTTGTCGGCGCTGCGCTTGGGCTGCGAGGATGCGAACGGCCGCTTACTCATGCCAAGACAGACGCGAGCTCGGTTCCACTCACGCCACTTGCTCACGGCGATCCGGCGCCAGTGACGTGCCCACGTGACCGTCGCGGTCGGCGCGCGAGTCACTTGCGGGGTCGGAGTAGCACTTGGCTCCGCAGATGGCGACGGTGATGGGCTCGCAGAAGGCTCCGTACTAAGAGACGGGCCGGCCCAAACGAGTAATGCTACAACCAAGACGGTGACCAGGACGGCTCCGAAGATTGCGACAGAACGGTTCACGGTCCCTCCTTCCGTTGAAGCACCCACTCTACGCTCCTCTCTCGGTACGGGCAACGTTGCCCTTCTCGGTTGGTACCCGGAACATCGGGCATCCGTCCCGGAGCAGCAGCGAAAGCGGGTGCGGGCTCCCGGCCTGCTCCAGAGCCGTGAACAGCGCGAGAATCGGCTCGCAGCGCCTCCAGTGCGGGCAGTGGTTGCGGCAGAGAGGGTACGGCGGGCGCATGGGGTCAGTATTCGACCGCGAACCACCAGCAGTTCTTGAGCGCCCGACGCTTCTGCCAGACGCCCTCGATGTTCGTGCCGTCCTTGGTCGTGTTGAACTCGCCGGTGATCACGTCGTCGCCCTTGACGCGGATGCAGGTGATGGCGTGATCGGGGTCGGAGTGGCCGTCGAAGTCAATGACGCCTGGACTGCCGGGCAGTGGCTTCGCCAGCAGGTGCAGACCGTTGCGTCCGGCCTTCGCGTCGGCCAGCATCGCGTCGGTGTTCGCCCAGCGGACTCCACGCTTGAACGCCTTGCTACCGCACTTCACGATCCAGACCCATGAGACCCCGATGACGCAGTAGGCGACGGCACCCCAGCCCCACCAGGTGTTGTACTTGATGATGTTCGAGTGGTTCGGCTGCTCGAGCGTGCCGATCTCGGCCTTGACTCCGGCCAGGGCCTTGAGCCGCATCTTCGCCCGCTTGCCCTTCTCCTGGCTCCTGGCCTTGCGCATGGCCGCCCGAATCTTCATCTTCGTAAACGGCTTCTTCTCGCCGCGCAGGAAGCGCAGGAGCAGGCCGCCGGCGGTCGGGTGACAATGCCCCTTCTGGTAGCCGATGTCCCACTTGTAGTTGTTGCAGGCGGCGCCGGTGCGCGGGCCGAAGACGCCGTCCTTCGGGCCGGGGCTGTACCCGGCCTTGGTGAGCAGTTGCTGGACCTCAAGCACGTCTTTGCCCTCGGTGTAGGGCGTTCTGACTTGAAGCAAGCGCATGGTCTCTCCTCTCGTCTATTTCCAGCCGATGACCGTGAGCACGTAGTCCGTGAGGCCGCCGAATAGTCCACCGACGACAGCAACGAGAGCAAGCCCGCCAACGACCCACCAGAAGTTCGCGACGAGCTGCTCCCGCGTGTACTTGAGTGGAGGGTCATTCTCGACCGCGACCAGGACCGGCGCCCGTTCGTCTGTGTGATCGAGGGACTCGCCGTCCCGGCCCACCTGCGCGGCCTTCACGGTGATGCCTGCGACGTAGGCGGCGTGGCGCTTCTCATGCTCACCAACCGCGATGGTCGTGACTCGTTCCTCAAACCGGTCGTGGTCATGCTTGATGCAGGTCTCGATATTGAGAAGGCGTGCGTCGCGAACCGACCCGGCAACGGTGAGCTTGTCTATCCGCTCGACCGTCGCCTTATGGTCCGCCCGACGCCGCCGGTCACGAGTCGTCGCGTCTTCGTCCGAGGCCATGATCAGATCCCACAGGTCTTGCATCTTGACCGGCTCGCCGTTCTTCCTCCGGGCTATCCGCCGAACCTCGCGCTCGAGAGCGTCGCTTTCGCCTTCTACCATGTTGCCTTCACCGCCCTCTTACGCCTTGCCCTTGGCCGCAAGCCGCGCCAGCCACTTGTCGAACCTGCGCGACTTCGGTCCCAGCTCGATCTCCGCCGTGTGCGTCAGTGGGTGCAGGGTGACGGAGCTGATCTCGCGCTCGATGCGCCGGAAGGTGCGCGGCGCATCCGTTACCTGCAACAGCTCACCCGGCCGCACCAGTAGGCAGTCGCGGTCCTCGCCGCTGGCAACGGTAGCCGTCTTGACGAGCGATGCGCGGCCGGCGATCGGCGGCTCCAGGTGGCTGTTCAGGTAGCGCTCGGCGACGCGCTCCGCCTGCTTCTTGGAGCGGATGGACGACGGCAGCTCGACCACCTTCGCCTTGACCGCGTCCCCGAGTGTCTCCGACTCACCCCAGAGGATGTACTCCTTGGGACGCTCGTTCTTGTTCGTGTAGACGACCCGGACGCCGTTGCAGCACTCATCCATCTGCGGGGTGATGGAGCCGCTGTAGTGCGGGTCGGCGAGGCTGATCCGGTAGAGTTCGTCGTCGCGCGCCTCGCCGAGCGCGACCGGCCTGCGGTAGGTGAACGACTCGCGGGTCGCTTCGATGTCCCAGTCGAGCATCTCGTCGACCTCCAGCATCGCGTCGAGGCGCGTCTTCGGGATGTCCTCGTAGGTGAG